TTGTTTCTGAATCGGCGAATGAATAAACCATAGCGATCAGGGAATCACAAACAAAACTATCGGCTTGTGGATATGGCAGTCTATCCCAACGGTTAATGTTGGAGTTTTTATTTATTAAAATAGCATTTTGGGAATAATCTATCCATATCGGAATAATAAACTTTGTCGTCCGCTTCACCGCCCCGTTGACGATTAAATCCGTGCCTAAAGAACAGGACGCGGCTAAAACCTGTAATTTTCGTGCGCCGTTTATGGTTTCAATCAATTTCGTAGAATCAATAAGCATGGTATCGTTGCCGGTTGCGAGTAAAATATTACGAGGAAACAACGTATCCCCCGCCGCCATGACAATCGAACCGTTGGATTTGATGACGGTGCCGCCGATGGAAGCACGGAGAGCGTAGAGGGAGTCAATATTCGCCCAGGGGCTTATCCAGTTGCGTCCGAACTCGCCGCTGTGCGTCTGCCCGAAAACCAAAACCGCCAGGAATAAAAGACCGATTAGTTTTTTCATGTTGCCTCCTTATTTCGCAATCGGTTGGAGTTGAATGAATACACCCGTGCAATCACCCGCCGCGCCGAATCCTTTCACAACAAAACGAGACCAGGGCGCGCCAGATAGATAAGGTGCGTCAAATTTCATTAACGTCGATTCGGCGGCCACGCAGGAATCAATTAAGGTTCGGTTAAAGTATCCGTAAAGCGTATCGAATGTCTCCTCGACATATAATTTGACTTTGACGTTATTTTTGGACTTCTGGATAAAATAGGTCAGATTATAAAAACCGCGTTGCTTATCTACCCACATATTAAGATTCGACGATTTAATCGAATCCCCGACGATGATCGTATCCAGCGGGATGACCGTATTCACGCCGGCCAGAATGTCTTGCTTCGCGGCATAACCGATCGCCAGGGCCGCGATGATGAGTAGCATTATCTTTTTCATAAGGTCTCCTTTTTATTCTCCATTGAACTCATGATGTACCAAAATTGTCAGACATTCCTCACTGGTCTTGACAATCGTCGTACCGATCAATCCGTGGCAAAGCGCTGCATCCGGGACCAGTAATTTATTGACAATCGCGAACTCCCGGATGTTGACCCCATTCGCCTCAGTTGTATCCCAATAATACCGCCAGGTTCGCTTATCCGGGCCTCCCAGAGCCCCGAAAATGTCATTTGTCATGGGATAGCCGGCATAGATGGTCTTGTAGGTCCCGGCCAGATAGTTCGTGACATCGGTATCAGCCTTGGTCGGCGTGGTCGTCGAGTCACCAAGTTTCATGCCGCCGGCCGTGAAGTCGTAGGTCGGAGTTTCGATCCCGGTCTGCGCGTAATAGATGTCGCCGGCGTCGGTGACGATGTTATGCGAGGCGACCCGCCGGATCTCGTGATTGATGATGTTCTCCAGGAAGATCTCGACATGGCCCCGGATCCCGGTTCGTTCGATTCGTGAACGCCGGACATGTGATTTTATTATTTCGTCCCAGAAGATTGCGATTAGTTTTTTTCTATCTTTCATTTTTTTCTTCACCCGGACCGGGTTTATCCTTGTTCCAGTGGTCAGATTTTATGATATTCACATGCTTCATGGATCATCTCGGATTCTAAGAACTCACATTCAATTGGACCACTGGTCCAGGGCGCCTCAACGCACTCGAAGGTAATCGTATTCGCTAAGTGATTGATCGTCTTGCCGACGATAAAAAAATTGTATTCGCTGGTATAGAAGGTCGTCAGGAACCGGACCTGGTCCCCGAGCCGCAAATCCATGAGCCGCAGACTTGAGGTGAACTTAACGATATGTTTTTTGTTCGAGTAGAGTTGCACTAACTTACCGAGGATAATCTCGGCGGTGTTAATATCCCGGACATCCGGCAGGTCGACATGGAGTTTCTTTTTGCTGCCGTAGTCATCCTCGGCGATCGCGCAGAGTGCGGCCAGGGAAGTCGGACTGATCGTAGTTAAGTTATTATAGTCCGGGTTGACGTAACGTAGCATCTCGTAGGCGCCATTCGCGGTATTCTTCTGAAATGCGACTTCGAACCGGCTGTAGATCTCCGTGTCCATCAGGCCAACCGAGATGTCCCAGGGTTCACTCGCACCCTTTTTCATGTCGGAATCGCCGACGGTATAGTCTACCGCCTTGGGTGTGATTTCGACGAAATGCTGGTAACCATCCTCATCCACGAACGACCACACGCCGAATTCCCGGGCCAGGCGATCGATCAGGTCCTGCGATCCCATGAACTCCGAGATCTGCGTGTCGAGCTTTAAACTGTTGAGAAAATTGTCATAAATCGCCCAGTTCCAGACCGGCGCGGAAATATAAGGAACGCCGATGTATTGCAGGAGATCCATCGTCATGTTCCGAAAATTATCGTGACCCATGTTGCCATAGGCATAGATGTTGTTCTGCAGCCGGAATGGCACCACCAGCAAGCCGAATTCGTGGACCTGGATGCTGCGCGTGTAGGCAGTTCCGGTGAAGCGATCGAGTTGAATGCAAACTTCGAGGCCGGCTGCGGGGATGTCAGAAAGGTTCCCGAGATTCGTAAAATATCCGGGCGTCGCGCCCAGACAGAAAACTCCGACATTATGCAAAGACGGGATCTCGATATCGGACCAAGGTAACGGTGCAAGCCATTCCGGACGTTGGATGTCCCGGGCGCACCAAAGGAGCGTACCCTGGAAGAGTGGGTTGCCAAGCCGGTCCATATACGGATTCCATGAATTCTCATCCTCGTGAATGATCGGTGCATTCCAGGATGAAATATAACTGGGCCAGAAGCGGAAACGGACATAAGGCGCCTCGGATCCCGGGACGTCGGTCGGGCCCCAAAGTAGATCAGCCAGCGGGAAGACCGCGAAATGGCAGGCCGGGAATGCCTTCTTGTCGAAATAGGCCTTCCAGATCGAGACGTAACCGGCACCGAAAGTCAAATTGTTGAAGAGGATATAAGGTGCGTCCTGAGGTTCACGGACTAACCGATCCTCATGTTCGCCGTCGACCGACCCATCGCACATGGCCGCGCCGTTATGTGCATCCGCATGTATATTATCGACCTGCTCGGGCGCGATGACCAAATAATTGCCGATCACCTTCGGCAGGTAGGCCAGATCATTTACCCGGAGAATCACCCCACCGGTGGTCGAGGTTGATATCCAGACGGTCTTCTGGGTATTGTAGTTCCACCAGTCCGCCTTCGTGTATTTTAATATTTCGACGTAATTTTTGCCATTCCAATAATGAAGACCGGCGATCACCGGATAACCGCCGCCCGGACCACCGATCCAGTTCCGCGGGAATCCCACGATCGTCTCGATCTTCCGGGCCGCATAATCCGAGACGTCGGCCTGGAGGACCTTCCAATATCCGGTCCCAAAGGTCATCGGCACGGGTTGTGCTTTATCCTCTTCCTCCATGTGGTAGGCGAGGGACAGAAGATCATTGTGCTCCTGCAGCGAACGCGGAATCGTCTGTTGGTAAATAATCGCCCGTTCGTTCACCCGGAGGGTAATCTGTGCGGGGTTGATATCGATGCTACTGAGGATCCCGGAATAGGCGAGCAACGGATCGCCGGCCACGACATCGATCCGGTCCGGACCCGTTGACCGCGCCTCCCAGGGGCAGAACCAGATATCGACCAGGGCATTTGTTAGACCCCAGAGATCGACCAGGTCGACGAGTTTATAGCCGTCGACTTCGCCCGCATTGAGTGTGATCGTGGCCTCGCCCATGACGCCGGACCCGCCCGCCTCGCCCTGCAAATAGTTGAGGCGCTGCGAGATCTCGCTGAGCGCAACAAAGAACCGGCCATCATACTTGACATACCCGATCGAGGTCGACTCATGGACGAGTACCTGGTCCTTATTCGTCAGGCGCAAGGTGCCCTGCTCGGATCGGATGAGGACGAGGATCACCGGGGAACCCGTGACGTTATACCACAGGTCCCGGTTCGTCGAGCCGGCCTTCCATTTGGTCGGGATCGTCCTCATGGAATGGCGGTCCCCTTCTCGACCGCGACTGCGAGTGAATGATTCGTTTCGGATCCCGGGACCACGATATAATAAGTTTTCCCGCCGTAAGTCTGCTCATCACCGCGCGACGCATCATCCTGGGAATAGAACAGGCTCGGGAAGGCGAGGATTTCCTTATAGGCGGCCTCGATATCGACGCCATAAGCCTGCATCAACCATTTCGATGGTGTCGTGTCCTGGGCGAAACCGTTGAGTGAAGTTGCGATGCCGCCCCAGTAGTTCGTATAGTTGGGTCCGAAAAAGTTAAAATATGATGTTGATTTCCGGATATTCGCGCCATTCTTGATCGAACCCTTGGCGATTGTCCCGGTTGAGAACTGAACCCAGCCATGGCCGAGCGTCCGGGTCAGAAGAAGGCCGAACCAGGTCCATTTATAGGTTCCGCCGGTGACGTAAATCAATCCAGTATCTCCATCTCCGAAGAGATCGACCGTCGCGGGAAAGGCAAAATCAATCCGATGCTCGCAACTACCGGTCGAGTTGTAATATTCATTGGCCTCATTGTAAGAACCCCCGCCTGGCAGATAACTAGGGTTTGGCGCATCGAAAGTATAACCACCCGTAAATGCGGCGTAACCCGGCGGGTAAGCATGGACTTCAAGATATTTTGTCGCGCCCGCGACGTTGATAATGAGATGCAAGATCCCGTAATTAGTTAAATGAGAATCTTTAGTTTTAAGGAGTAATTCATTTGACAGACCAGCAGTATAGGCACTTTCCGTCCACCCGAGCGAGGCATGGGTGAAAAATCCCCGGAGCAAAGTCACGAGGGCCGTTTGATCGGCGACACTCTGGGAAATTTTATAATAATAGGGCATCAGACCTCCTTGCGCAGGTCGATATCAAAAGTATGATTCAGCCACCATTCCATCGGCGCGGCCAAGATCGAACCCCAGAATCGGACGGTATAGAGATTCCCGCCCTCATCCTCGAACTGGAAGGATCGCATGGCCCGTTTCGTGATACCGTTGAAGAACCGGTAGAACCGCATCCGCTGGGTTGTGGTCAACTGTTCGAGATGGACCGGGATGACCCGGCGCTTCCAGGTCGAATCGTAGACCGAAACTTTTCCGCTTCCGCTCTCCTGGATCACCTGCAGTGCATCGTCGGAGGGATCGATCGGATAACTCTCGCCAGCCGCGAATTGGACGCTATCCGTGGCGCTCGCCTTGTTCGGATACCAGAACTTGACTCCGGTCGCCTGCGGCGTGTCGAGGCCGATCGTCGTGTCCTCCGGGAACCAGTTCGGGATGTCGGTCAGAGGCGTGGACGGTGCGTAAAGTATCGCCTGGGCGATGTAGGTATAGATCCGGACTGTTGAGGCGACGACAACCGGACCAGTGAAGAGGGACACCGCGTAACTCATCGGATCTCCCGGCGCCGTTCCGCGTCGCGGATCATGGCCGCGATCGCCGGCCGCACGGTTCGGATGATATTCTGGGCATCGCTCAGCGAACCGCCGCCCATATTGAGTGTTAAATTGAAATTGCTGCCGCCATAGGATCCGCCGCCCGCCTGCCCGGGTCCGCGCGAGGACTGGCCTCCGCCGCCCGCGACGGCCGGCGCGTATTCCTGGGTGTGGGTGATGCCGGCGAATGCGCGCAGGGCAAGCATCTTACCGAAAGCCCAGAGTAACTCGTCGATCATCGCCTTGATCGTCGCCTTCCAGTCCGCGTGCGTTTCGCGCAATTTGGCGATCAGGCCATCCCGCAGCGAGTCCGCGACACCATAGATGCTATCCTGCAGGTCCTGGTAGGCTTTCGTCGTCTCCTTCACTTTCACCGTCAAGTCGGCCTGGTCTTTCAAGGGCATGGGTCCAATGAAGGGTTTTTTCAGGCCGGCGGCCCAGGCATCGATATAATCCTGCATCCGCTTGGCATAATCGAGTTGACTCTCCCCGCCGCGTTTCATGTCGGTGATGATGACGGGATAAAGATCATGCAACTGTTTGAGTCGGGAGATATATTCCTCATCGGGCGGTACTTTGTCAGCCATGGTCGACAGATTCGCCAACACCGAATTTAATTGGGAAAACTCATCGTTAATCCCGCTGAACATGGTATCGAAACATTTCTTGGACGCCTCGGCCATCTTGCCCCGGGTTTCCATGATGTGGTCGGTGTATCGTTTTATTAGCATGTCGGCCGTGCCCTGACCGGATATGGACAGGGCGTTCACCAGGGCGGCCGCGATCGACTTGCCCATCGCCTGGGTATCGCCGGACGTCTTGATGAACAGGGTATCGATCTGCTGCAGGTAGGGGATCAACTGGGTCGCGAATCCCTGACTCATGGCCTTGAATTCCATGTTCAGCACCTTGACCGTCTTCTCGAATTGGTCGGCGGCCTTGATGTCGTTCTCCTTAATAATGAACCCTAATTTTTCGGCCATCTCGCCGACCTCTTTGTAACGACTCTTGAGCAAGGGCATGACCTGTTCCCCGGTTTTTCCGAATACCTTGATTGACAGGGCGGCGGCATCGGTATCGTTGCTCATGCCCCGGATGTATTTGGCGACGTCATCAAAGACATTCTCGGCCGGACGGAGTTGTCCGGTAACGACGTCCGTAACGGCAACGCCCATGGATTGGAACACGGAGATCATTTCCGCATTGCCGTGCTGCGCTTCATACATATTCCGGGTCAGGAATTTCAGGGACATCCCAACCTGATCAAAACTGACGTCCCCCTGCTCGGCGGCGAATTTTAATTTTTGAAGGGTATCCGTACTGATGCCGGTGATGGTGTGCATCTTGGTCATCTGGGTTCCGAAATCCATCATGCCCTTGATACTGTCCTGGATCGCCCGGTCAACCTCATAGAAGGCACCGACCACGGCCGCCGGCCCGATGAATTGCTGGACCAGGTTCTTGGTCGCACCGGCGATATTTTGCAGGACGTTCGTCGCGTTATCGATCGCGCCGATTTTTATCGTGACATCATTTCCCGGCATTATTGCGCTCCAATTCCTTCAGATAGCCGATGTAATGGGCCAGTCCGATGATATTCAGGGCCTCCCAGGGATCCGTTTCGGGTGAAAGGTAATTTGTGGCATGGAACAACAGAATCCGGTCCAGTAGGCTGTATTCGTGGATCGTGAGCCAGACCCTGGGATACCCCGTGATGACGCAGTTGCCTCTGAGGCAGGGTAGCGGCTGGCCCTCGGACAGGTAACCGGCCCGGCACTTCGGGCACTTCTCGAGCAGGCCCTTGAGGATCAGGTCCCGCAGGGCCGCGGTCAGTTTTTTCGCTGAATCTCATGGATCTCCGCTTTTGCCTTGGAGTTTTCGATGATCTGCCAACATACGGTCATGAAGACCGCGTTGTCGAGTTTCCCTGAGGCTTGATTCTCCATCTTGATATCCTCGATGGCGGTACCCTCGATCGGATCCTTGACCCAACCGATCACGCATTCTTTCCAAAGTTCGTCGAATACCTTCACGAGTTCCTTCCGCTCCTCCGTGAGTTTGTCGAGATTGTCGAGGATAAAATCGAAGACGGCCTTGGTAATCGGCCGCGTCCGCACATAGTAGATCGATCCGTCGCTGGTATTGACCTTGTAGTTAATCATCGGATCCATCCCTTGATCCGAATCCGGTCCGGCTCGGTGAGGATCCCGGACAGGTGGCCGACGATGAACCGCCCGGTCGTCTTGTTCGCGACGATCTCCGGTCCCTCGGGCGTGATCAACACGTCGATGTAGCAGGGGATCTTATCGAACGGGATCGTCTTCTCCGGAACCGTGATCTTGCCGGTCGGAATCTCGGCCTCGAATGCCATGACCGTGACCCCGTGGTCTGATATTTTGAGTTGAATACCATCGTGCCGGAACCCCAGGTAACGGACCGGCTCACTGGATACGCGGTCGAGCTCCAGTTCATATTTCGTCTTGATGGTTTCGACTTTTTCCTTCGGCTTACCCATTTGCGGCCTCCTTTTGATTATGCCCAGATGATCGCAGCGCGCGAATTATGGGTCTCGATATTGAATTCCTCGGTCCCGGTCAAGAACGTATTCCCGGTATTCCGGCAGGCGCGGAACTTGGCCTTGATCGGCACGATCTCGGGTCCAGCATACTGTGAACTCACGGATTCGAGGACGAGTGTCGGGAGTTCGATTAGGAATGAGTACGCGACCGTGCTGATTGTGATCCCGCAGGTAAACGACATCTGCAGGTAAGTCTGCGCATCCATCCAGGCATGCAGCGTCTCGGTCTCCATGCGCGGGTACGTCAATTCGACGAAGACCTCCTTCTTGCCATTCCGGGCCGGCTGCTTGATGAACTGCGTGGTCGGGAATGTCCGATGGTCCGGGGTGAAATGGTTATCGAGGGTGAGTTTGAATTCCGAGATGTCCTGCACGTCACCCGTGACCAGCGCGTCGGTCAGGTCCCCGAGCCAGAGTTTTGCAGTATGGGAAAACATGATCCGCGGGGTCCCGGGATCGGAAAGCGCGGCCAGGGCCGCCCGGTGCGTTGTGTTCCGGGTCAGATCCTCGACGATCGTGTCCATGTCGATGACGCCCGGCGAGTTCGACGGCGAGAGCGTAAAATTGAACTTATCGATCACCAGGCCTTCGAGATTCCAGACATTCTGCGTCTTCTCGATGCACGCGGAGAGCGATCGGGAGGGCAAGTCGGTGAGCAGGATTTTATGCGTGTAGGGCGCGGTCCCGCCCGCAATGCTGCAGGCCCCGCCCATGGCGAGCGCCCAGAGCAAGTCATTGGTCTGGTAATTGGCCTCGGCCTGCAGGCCGCCCACGACCTTGATGAATTTCTGGTCCGGCGGCGCGTAGCCGGCCTTGGTCGAGATCAGGTGATCCTTCTCGGCCATTTCGATCACACGGTCGATGGACTCGCTGTTCAGGTGGACCAACTCCGCCGGCGCGGTGAGGCCGCCGTAAGTAGTCTCCTTCGCGACGCCCATCCGGCCGGTTGCACCAGTTGTAATTGCCATAGTTTCCTCCTTAAGTTAAGTTTTCCGAGAAGAATTCAACGTCGCAGTTGACGATCCACCATACGCGGCCCGCCTCGTCCCAGCCATGGCGGCGGGTCCGACGGAGGAAAAATCTCTGGAAATCGTTCGTCGGATAATAGTCAATAATGGTCTGGACCTTCCGGCGCCGAATAAAGGCCCGGAAAAGGTCGACCAGGAAATCCTCGCGGGTCTCGTCGGCGCCCACCATCTGCTCGATCACGATGAATGAAACATTCAACTTGGTCTGGTTCGTGTTCATGGCGAGCGGGGTTTCCTCCTCGCCATCCATCAGGACATAGATCGCATCACCCTGGGTCATCTTGTTGTCGAGATCTTCGGGTTTAAGATAGAACCAATTCTCACAAACGATGCCCGTAACCCCGAGGTTCGCTTTGATGTCGGCGACCAGCAGGTTCACAATCTTATTGAGGGAGACGGTCGGAGTCGGCATATTATAAATTCATGGGATCGGTCAGGTCCGAGTCAGTGAAATCTCCCCGGTCCCCATATTGCAGGGTCTTGGGTCCCTGGCTCTTGATGACATCCGTGATCTTAAAATAATGTGTTTCGCGGAAACGCGCGAGCATGACCTTGGCTTCGTCGACTTTTTTCACCGCAAGCGCACTGTTCGAGTGCATCCGGTAGGCGACGCCGGCCGCCCAGATTGCGCAAATCCGGTTGAGTTCGGTCGTGATGTCATCGGTTCCGGTGAGCGGGACAACTTTCACCCCAAGCCTTTTCAATTCTGCGTCCATCTCATCGCAGGCAGTATTGATCGCATCCGTGCCCTTGATATCCGAGATCCGATTGAACGGCTCGGGCATGTAGAGTTTCGCGTAGACCAAAGTCAAATAGCGGGGATCGGTAGCCATATGGACCTCACTTTCCGTAGCGGATGTAGCGCCGGACCGAGGAGATGATCCGGCTGATGTCCTTATTTGTCACCATAATCATAGGTCGGCGCGGCAGGCCTCCGGACCGGGCATCCGGGGATTGATGGTAGATCGCGTAGCCGACCCTTGTCCCCCATTCCAGGCCGAGTGGAGATTCCCGGTAGACGTGGTCGGCGCCGGAACCGCTGAAACTATCCTTGAGAATCTCGGTCTGTTGCAGGATCGGTTTGCCCGGAAAGAGCCGGTGCGCGAGCGTGGAGGGTTTGAGTTTCGCCCAGGGCAGATCTTCACCGGGACGATCCCCGCCCTGGCTTGCGAATAGATTCTCCGTGGACTCATGGAGAATGTCGGCCCATTCGAGCTCGATCGGACGGAGGTCCCGGCAGTGCGTGCCGATGCCGGCAATGAAGCCCGCGACCTGGACTTCGCCCAGAATCTCGAATTTGAACTTCATGCCCGCGCCGAAACGCTCCAGACCGAGACCACCGCCCGTAGGAGGCATTGTTTTCTCCCGGGATCTACTTGCCGGATTTGACTGGCTTTTCCGGTTCTTTCGATTTGGTTTCCGGGACGACCTCGACCTCGATCTTGGTCAGGAAGGGTTTCAGATCCTCATCCTCGAGGATCACCTTCGGATCGCATTTCAGTTCCTTGGCCAGATCCTTGATCGGGATCCCGGCCTTAAGAATGACCCGGCGTTTGCCTGCCTTGCCGAATGAGATCGGGTGGATCACCGTCTCTTTAAAGACCGTGACTTTCTCAAATTGTTTCGTAGTTATTTCATCCATTGTTATCTCCTTTGGTTAAGGTCCGATCAGGACCTGGTATAAACCCTTGGCCGCATATCCGGCCTGAAGTGCGCGGCCAAATTCCGAACCATCGGTCGGCGTCGCGTCGCCTTCGCCATAACCGGCCGTCCCGGACGTGCAGATATTCATACCGGGCGTGATCTCGACCGTATTGAGAAGCGAGCAAGGCACAACTCCGCTGACGAATATTTTTATCAGGGAATCGGCTGCCGCCGCGATACTCACGACCCCGGCGACCTTAGGATGGTCCTGAACCGCGGTCGTGGTGACGCTCATATAGTTGGATACCCAGCAGGCGATCGAATCGTTCGACGCGCCGTGCCGCCAGATGACCATCGTGATCTTCCGCCAGAGTTTGGTTGAATAAGATACAGAGGCGGTCGACGTGAAGATGATCGTGTCGCGTTGCGCTGCCAGGGCCGTGTCCTTGCCGATGATCCAGAGCGTGCAGGCCGAGCAGGAATTCAACCAATGGAGCCGGAACTGCTTCCAGCGGTAAGTCGTGGTCGTGTCGAGGAGCGTCATGGTGTCGGACGCGGTGACTTTCGGCGTCGAATCCACGACGACCGTCTTGGTCGTATCCCAGACCACGACCCAGTTCTTCTTGAGCGTGCCGCCGCTGGAGTTGAAGGCATAAATCGCGGTCGGGGTCATCCAGTTCTTGACGAACGGCAGGAGTTGGAGCGTACCCGGGGGCGGAATCGGCTGCCCGGCATGCTTGATCGGTTCGCCGGATTGCGCGAAGATGAACGGCACCAGAAGAACCAAGAGAAGGGCCAAAAATAATTTTTTCATGTTGGCCTCCTTGGGTTAACCGAGGGTCGTGTAAATCATGTACCCCGCGGCATCGACCGGCATGACCGGAATGTAGTAACGCGTCACCTTGCAGATCCAGGCCGTTTCCATGTCGTTCAACTTGGGCGGCATCACGAAGATGTCCGCCGGCGTTTCTTTGGGAATCGCGGTGTTGAGGAACGAGGGCAGCCAATCCGTGGGATCAACCGCGGTCGGATTCGCCTGGACATTGGCCAGAAAGACGCTGTCCCCGAAGAGGTTGACGAAGTTCGTGCCATCGTTGTAGAACGAGGGGAGGAAGATCGGCTTGGCGCCGAGTCCGCCGAGGTTCAGGTCCTTGGTCAGGAAGTCGGTGAGGATTTGAACGTTCGGCATCGGGGCGTTGATCCCGTAGGTCGCCCGCAGGCCCTTGCTGCACCAGGGGACGACGTTCGAGGCGAACGCGATGATGTTCGGTTCCACGCCGCTTTTCTTGACGAAGGCCTCGCAGGCGGTCTTGATATCCCATTCGGGATCCGCGCCGGAAGCGTTCCATTTGGTCGTCGGCGTCGCCTTGTAACTGGCGGTTTGGGCCAGAGTGGCGATCTCATACAGCATCCGCTGGTTCAGGAACTTGCTGATGAGTTTGATCCGCGCCCGGATTGAGTTCTCCGGGTATTCCTGGATCGCAGTCGGCTGATCCTGGGTCTGGATATCAACGAAACCGGCCCGGCTGTGTTCGGGAATGAATACGGTCGTGAGCGTCTGGACCGGCACGGTGGTGACTTTGACCTTCGGGTCCCCGGGTGCACGGATATCCGAATCCGCAGCATAAATCGCACCGGCCGCATACGTCGGATATTTGAACGAACGCGGGGGCCGCACGATCGGCGCGAGCTGGAGGGCCTGATCGAGTCCATCACCCTCCTTGAAAGCGGCGACGATCGCGGTCAGGTCCGGATCGAATCGGAACATATTCTGTAGGGTAGGCATAGTTCATCTCCTTTGGTTATAACGCGCCGACGTTGACTTCGACCATCGCGCCGGAAACCGCGCTACGGAGAAACTTGCCGACGATGATTTCCGTGCCGAAGGTAGGGGTCGCGTCCTCGACGAGGCCCGTGGTGCCGATCTTGGCGAACGAACCGGCCGTGCAAGTCCCGCCGGCCAGGCAAGGATGCGGACCGAGGACGCCAATCGAAACCGGGATTTTTGCGTCATCCGTAATCGTAAGCAGGACGCCGATCGACTCGGCGGCCGAACTCACGTTCGGGGTAATCTTGGCGGCGTCAGATCCGCCTTTCTTGACGAACGCGCCGAGGACCAGGGTCCCCGTGCCATCCCAAGTCCGGCTGATCGAAAGACCGCCGCTGGCGACTGATATTTGGCTCATGGTGATCTCCTTTGGTTACTTAGAGGGTCCGGCCGCGAGCAGCTCATCCCGGATTGACTCATACATCTCCGGCCCGAGCTTCCGCTCTTTCAATTCCGCCTGGACCTTCTCATATAGGACCTTGCGGCCCTCGATGGAAGCGATGTCGAACATCAGGTTGCCCGCTTCGTCCTTGACGATACCCTTTAGTTTCGATTGCTCGAATTCGCTCTTGTTCTGTTCGATGCCCTTAAGGAGGTAGTCCTCGATACTTACGGCCTTGCCTTCCTCGAGCTTCAGTTCCTTCTTGTCCGATAGTTGCTCGAAAAGCGCAACGATCTCCAGGGCCTGGGCGGGTTGCAACTTCCCGTCCTTTTTGAGTTTTTCGACGCGGGCCAGGAACGTATCCTTCCGTGCCTTGCGCTCGGCCTCGATGCGCGCCGTCTCCGCGTCTATTTTCTCCTTCTTTAAGGCGGCGAGGTCGTCCGTCGCCTTTTTCAAGGAGACCTGGCTCTGGTCGTTCTGCTTTTTGAGCTCGTCGATTTCTTTCTTGGCTTGCTCAAGTTCAGTCATGTCAGCTCCTTTTTGCTGTTCGGCTGCGGATTCGGCCTCGATATTTTCGTCCGTCGATACCCGTGCAAGTAGGGCCTTGATCTCGCGCACGAATTTTTGGTAAGTGCTCAATCCCGGTTCATAGTTCACCGCGTTGCCTTCAAAGAAAATGGCGCCGCGAGAGAAACCCTCGGCCAGGACCGGGACGAATTTCTTGCTCTGGGCGAGGAGATGGGGCGAATTGGTGAGGGCGACGTGATCGATCAGGACGGGGAATTCACCGTTTGCGGTCACGACGCCGTATAAAATACCCGGCGATACCGAGCGGACTTTATCGTCCTTGATCAATCTGGTCGCCTGGTCATTGGTGTTCAGGTTGCCGTAAAGTCTACCATCCGCTGGATCGATTTCGATTCTGTCCAACCAACCCACGACCTCGGTCATTTTTTCCTTCTGGTTCTTGGGATGCGAGAGGGTGAGGGGAATGTCACCGCCGGAATCAAGAAACCGTTTTGAGTTCGCAGCGATCTCCCGAAGATTCTCCTCGGTGATGGTTATGATCTTGGTCGGATCATCGGGATGCGGGAAGGACCCGATATATAGTAATTCCTTACGGAAGGATTCGGCGTTGACTTGGCCGATCCCGAACTTTTTGCGTTTCGCATCCAAGCGTCGATTGATGATGCCCTTTTCGGCCGATGAATATTGGGCCTGGTTCGCGGGCTTGCCCCAGTAGGCGGCCGCGGCGCGGGTGTGGTCCGCATCATGGCAGGGATAGCGGTAGTTGACTGGATCGAGGAATTCGTCATCGGATACGCCGGACCATTGACCGGGTTTTGTGACATTCCCGCCATCCTTTACGGCGATCCCGTATTTACCGGCTCGTGAATCCTGGGCAGTCC